TCAACACAGTGTGCGCCCGAAGGGACTCGAACCCCTAACCTTCTGATCCGTAGTCTCTCCGGCCCGCCCACGGCCAGCGGGCACCGGCTCATAGTCGGCATCCGGCAGGAGATTCGAGACGGGCACTTCGAGGAATGCCGCGACGGCTAGCAGCTCGTCCAGCATCCAGGACCGCTCTCCGGCGAGCTTGCGACTCGCGCCCTTCTGCGTCGTCCCGAGGACGTGGCCAAGAGCTTCCTGCGAGATGCGGCGTTCGCGCATGAGTTCGCGGACCTTCTGTCCGGTGATGGCGTCGGCGTTCATAACGCCAGAGTAGACCAATTTGACGACACGCCGCAGTCATTCAATGCCCGCGTGTCAGTCCACTCCGGTCTAGCTTCGCTACGTGGTTAGAACGAATTGGACTAGGGCGTGAGCCTCGAAGCGTACATCTGGTGCGCTGACCTCAAGCTCGACGTGTGCAACGGAACGCCCTTCCGCGTCCTGCTGTGCCTGGCCGACCGCGCCGACTCCCTCGGCTACGGCGCATGGCCGCACGTCTCCACCATCGCGGAAAAGCTCGGATGCTCCGACCGCACCGTCCAGCGCGCCCTTCGCGACCTCCTCGCCGCTGGCCTCATCCGAGAAGGCGACCAGCGGTACGTCCAGCACCTCGACGGCCGCTACCGGCCCACCGTGTACGACGTGCTGACGACGGCCCTCGTGACCCTCGAATCCAGGGGTGACAACCCTGTCACCCCTAACCGATCCAGGGGTGACAAGAAACGGCATCCAGGGGTGACACCTGCTGTCGCACTAAGAACCGTCCAAGAACCTACTTACCAAGACTCTCCTAGGGATCTCACCTTGGTAACCGCGCGAGTTGTCGGAGAAGACCGATGAGCGCACATGTCCACGACTTCGACCCGATCAGCGGTTGGTGCTCGGGATGCACCGTCCGCGAAGACGGACGCCACGTCTGGCACGGCAGCGACGTGACCCGACCCACCACCGACGAGAGGACCGACGCATGACCGACCAGCAGCAGTCACCGCAACTCGACGCACTACGAGTACTCAACGACCTCGTCTCGACCGCTCGCACTCGCGGACTCGTGGCGAAGGAACTGGGCCACACCAAGGCCGCGTTCGCGTTGCTCAGCATCGCCCGCGACCTCGACGCCGCTCGCACGTGTCTCGTCCAAGAGGGCGAGAGCTACCTCGAAGCGGCCTGGGCGTTCATCGACACCGGTCGCAAACTCATCACCCGCTGGCTCCTCGCCGTCAACCTCGGATGGTCCGCTCATGATCACGCCTGACTCGGTAGCCGCCGAGGCCCTGCCCGTCGTGCTGACCATCGCCGGGATGCTCTGGCTTCTCGTGATCGTGAAGGGATGGTGGCGCGCATGATCCGCGTCGGTCCCAGCGGTGAGTGGTGGGAGCAGATCAGGGAGTTCACCGCCCCGGGTAGGTACGTGGTGGCGGTCGTCAGGAGCAAGAGCACCGGGCATATCCGCAACGTTGCCAAGGCCACCTTCGACACCTGGCCGGAGGCCACGGCATGAGCGGCAAGCACACCGACCCGCTGTTCCTGGCCAACGCTCGACTGGTCAAGGCGCAGGTCAAGCGGGATCACCGGTTCGGCAACGAGGTGCGGTGCTGGCGGCGAGGGTGCCTCATCGAGCCGGGGCAACCGTGGGACGTGGGCCACCTCGACCCGGACGGGGGACACGAGCGCTCCAACCTGGCACCCGAGTGCCGCCGCTGCAACCGCAGCGAGGGCGGCAAGCGGGGGGCGGCCATCACCAACGCGCGGCGCTCGGATCGTCGGCCCCGACCGACGCGGCAGCCGCTCCGCGACCTCCGATCCAGTACCACGCGCGGCGGCCTCGCGCCGTGGTGACCCGGGCCGACCACCGGTTTTTTTGAGCTGGCGGTCGCACCCCCGCCTACGGCTCCAATAGCGATTTCCCCCCCTGACCTGAGGAAACCATGACCCGCACTCCACTCCTGACCGACCTGTGGTCGGAGGCCAACTGGCTCGAATGGCGCTCGCGCCTCGACGGCCACTACGCCATCAGCTCGCCGCAGCTCGTTACGACCGAGCAGTCCCGCGGCGAGTTCATCGAGGGCGCTCGACTGCTCCGCCTCGACCAGCGCGAGCGGGCCGGTGACCGCGGCATGGGACCATCCCCGATGCAGCTCATGGTGGCCGACCTCCTGGCGGCCGGCGTCTTCATGAACGCCATCGACGAGTCCCGCCGATCCACCAAGACCACCGCAGTCCAAGCCGTGATGCTCGGTCGGTGCTACCACCGTGAGGACTACCAGGTCGGCTGGACGATGTTCACCACCGGAGCCAAGGCGGGCGAGCGATTCCGCAAGGACATCGTGGCCCATCTCCGCCGCGTCTACCCCGACGAGCGAGTCAGCCCCATCAAGATCAACGTCGGCAAGGGCACCGAGCACCTGGAGTTCCGGGACACCGGCTCATTCCTCAACGTCTACACGCCCAACGGCGAGGGCTTCCGATCCGGTGGCTTCGATTTCGCGTTCGGTGACGAGGCCGCGGAGGCCGACATCGAGCAGGGCGAGGACGTCGAGCGCGCCGTCATCCCCACCATGGACACCAAGATCGGCGCGCAATTCGTGCTGGCTGGGACCGGGGCCAAGTGGCGCACGGGCAACCTGCTCTGGCGGGCGCTGCACGATCCCGACGCCAACGTGCTGTGGCACGGCATTCCCGAGACCACCGAGCGCGAGCAGCTCGTCTCGTGGGAGCCCGACATCGCGCACCCGCTCACCGGCGCGACGGGCGGCCGCATGCGCGAGTGGATCGAACTGACGCACCCCGGCGTCGGCTTCACCACCCCTGTCGAAGCCGTGAAGCGATCGTTCGACAAGGTCAAGCTGGACGACTTCCTGATCGAGTACGGCGGTCAATTCGGCTTCGAGGGCGCGGCTGACACGCTCATCCCGCCCGCCCTGTACGCCTCGCGCAAGACCACCGACCCGTTCCCCGAGCTGCCCGCTCACCTGAGCGTCGCGCTCAAAGTCCACCACCTCGGACTCACCGCCTCGCTCGCCGTCGCCTGGAACTACGACGAACCCAACACCGACTTGGTGGACGAGGCCTACGAGCTGGACGGCGCACGCGCGCGACCGCAACGCCGCGCCATCGCGCTCTGGCACTGGCAGGAAGGTACGCCCGGCCTCGCCCGCGAGGTCATCGACAAGCTTCGCAAACGCCCCGGGCTCGTGCTCGGCTACGACAAGCGCGGCTACACCGAGGACGTGGTGGAGAAGGAAATCACGCTGGCCAACCCCGTGCCACTCCTGCGCGCAAGCACCGCCGCCGACATTCCCCGCTCCGCCGTCGCGCTGTTCAAGGCGCTCACCACCGGCACCGTCGTCGTCTTCGGAAACGAACACCTCGACGCCGCCGCCGCCCGCGCCACCCGCCAGTCTTTCGGCAACTACGGCACCTGGCGTTTCGGTGCACCGAAGGACGATCCCGACTTCGACGTGACCCCGCTCGAAGCCGCAGCCCTCGCCCTGCATTGGCTCGAAGACTCCATCGCAATCCAATCGCCCGACGACTCGTTCTGAGGAGACCACCATGGCCACGCCCAGCCCCATCCAGCTCGATTGCTCACCGTCCGGAATCGTCATCGCCTGCACCGACCACCCGTGGTGGCGATCCTTCCGGTTCCACAAGGACGACGCCTGGAACAGCGCCTGTGCCCACGAGGAACGCGAGCACGGCGAGGACCGCCGCCAGCGCCACGCCCGCGACGTGCGGCGCGCTCGGTCCCGGAACGCGGGGTTAGTGAGATGTGACTAAACGTCCGCATGGTTTGAAACGTGGGAATCTTCGGACGGAACATCGAGCAGACTTACGGGTCACGGGCGGCGCTGCCGCTCGTGACCCCGTTCTCGTCTCAGGACTCCCTGGAGCGCATCCTCGTCGATGACCTCTACCCCGAGCATGACGAGCCCGTCGCCCTCACCCGCGAGACCGCGCTCCGCATCCCCGCCGTCAAGCGCTCCCACGACATCATCTGCTCCATCCTCGCCCGCACCCCGTGGCGGCAGTACGACGGCGACGCCGAGGTCACGGACCAGCCGGGCTGGCTCGTCAACTCCGGCAGCGGCGTCGGCCCCCGCGCGCTCCGCTGGGGCGTGGCCTCGGACCTGTTCATGAACGGGTGGGCCGCCATCGGCTTCGCGATGGACGGCGAAACCATCAACGACGCCCTGCACCTCCCGTTCGGGTGGTGGGAGGTCGCCGCAGACGGCACGGTCAAGGTGAGCGACCAGAAGCTCGGCCTTGTCCCCGCCCGATATACGCACCGCATCGTCGCGATCCCGCTCGGGTACGGCTCGTCCGGGATGCTCGTGGACGCGCGCACGTCGATGCACGGCGCGCGAGCCATCGAGGCCGCCTACGTGGACCGCGTGGAGAACCCCATCCCCGCCACGGACATCGAGCTTTCCAAGGAGTACTGGAACGCCTGGGGCAAAGAGGAGCGCGAGTCCTTCCGGCGCAACTACATCAAGAACCGCCAGGCCAAGAACGGCGCAGTCTCGCTCCGCCCCGAGTACGCCAAGCCGAACTACTCCGGTGGCGTCGAAACCAACCTCTTCGAGTCCGCCCGCAACGGCGTCCGACTCGACATTGCTAACCACGCGGGCATCCCCGCATCGCTGCTCGAAGGCTCTCGTCAGGGCGGCGGCACCGACATCAAGTACTCCGGCGTCAACAACGGCGCCGACCGCAACGAGCTGTGGGACTTCGGCCTGGACAAGTACGCCTCCGCCATCGAAGACCGCCTCTCGCTCGATGACGTGTGCCCTTCCGGCGAGTCCATCCGCGTGGACGCTTCCCGTTATCTCTCCGTTCCCCAGCCGACCAACCCGCAGACCAGTGAGGACTGACCCATGGCCAACACCAGCAAGCCCGCAGACCCGCCCGTCGAGGTCACGCCCGAGCGCGAGCCGCAGCTCCCGCCCGAGCTGGCGTCGCGCTTCCTGACCGAGACTGAGCCGCTGACCGGCGATCAGGCCGCAGTCATCCGCGCGAACGCCTACGCCCTCGCCCTGGCGGGGGAGCAGGTCGCGCAGCTCCCCGCCAGCCGTGAGCGCTCCCTGGCGCTGACGGCCATCGAGGAAGCGCTCATGTGGGCGAACAAGGCCGCGGTGGCGTGATGGAACCCGTCATCATCGACGCCGGAACCCTGGAGTTTTCCGACGCGGACATGACCGCAACCGGCCTCCTCATTCCCTACGGCGTGCAGTGCCGCTCCAACCTCGGCATGTTCACCTTCGCCAAGGGCGACGTGGTGATCCCCACCGACTTCACCGGCATGTCCCTCAACGAGGAGCACAAGCGTGAGAACGTCATCGGCGGCTTCACCAACGCCTGGGAGCAGCCCGAGGGCACCTTCGCGACCTTCAAGTACGCCGACACCCCCACCGGTCGCCAGGCCTACGCCGACGGCAAGAGCGGCAAGCGCAAGCACCTCTCCGCCGAGGTTGCCAACGTCCGCATTCGCGCGGGCAAGGCTCTCCCCGGAGGCGTCCTCTTCGCCGCCGCCCAGGTCGAGCGTCCGGCCTTCGAGGGCGCGACGCTCCTCGCCGCCGAGGACACCCCCTCATCCTCCGAGTGGGAGGACCCCAACGCCTCGCGCGACAGCCGCTACGTGACTCAGTTCACGGACGACACCGGCGTCAAGTGGCAGCGGATCGAAGAGACCACCACCACCACCAAGCTCACCAAGCTCGATGACTCCGACGCGCCGGAGGACACCGAAACCGACACCGAGAACACCCCCGACAAGGAGACCACGTTGACTGCCACTGCCACCCCCGAGCCGACGCTCATCAGCGTCCCGGCCACCTTCCTCGGTTCCGCACCGCGGGGCAACAACATCGCCCCGGAGGATGTGCAGCTCAGCACCGTCTTCGCCGCGTTCGCCGCGCTGAAGGACCGCCGCGGTGACCGCGCCGTCCGCCAGGAGGCGGAGACCCTTCTCGCCGCCCTGGCCGACATCACCTACAACGCCCCCGGTGGCCTCACCACCGCGGACTCGGGTGTCCTTCAGCCCGCGTGGGTCGGCAAGCTCTGGCAGGGGCGCCGCTACCAGCGCAAGTTCATCGACCTCGGCACGCACCTGTACGGCGGCATCCAGCTCGCCGGACGCAAGGGCTACACCATGGAGGTGGACGGCGGCGGCGAGCTCGTCGGCTCGTGGGCCGGTAACAAGACCGACATGCCCACCGGCAAGGCCAAGACCGACACCCGCGGCAGCTCTCTCCGCCCGTACGGTTGGGCGGCCGACATCGCCCGCGAGTGGTTCGACCTGGAGGGTGGGGCCGACGTCCTGGAGTCCCTGTTCCAGCTCGTCACCGACAGCTACGCGCGAGTGACCGACCGCGACGCTCTGAAGGACATCTTCACCATCGCGTCCCGCGGTCGCGGCGGCGCGGCCCTCTCGCGGCGCATCGCACCCAAGGGTCTGCCCGCGGGCACCCCCGCGAACCTCGCGTACTACCCCGCGGTGGTGCAGCTCATCCAGGCCATCGAGGCGGTCACGGACGCCGACGACACCCCCACGTTCGCTGTCGTCAACCCGACCGCGTGGGATCAGCTCGTGTACACGCCCAAGGATCTGCTCCCGGAGTACGTCGAGCTGACCGTCGGCGTCGGTACGGGCGAGGCCAGCGTCACCGCGGGCAGCGGCAAGGTCCAGGTCAAGAAGGCCCCGCAGGCGTTCTTCCCCGGCACCAAGGCCACCGACCCTCAGACCGTTGCGGGAGCGCAGGGCGGCATCGAGTTCCGCGAGCACGGCACGACGCCCATCCAGTTCGACGCCATCGACCTCGCCCGCGGTGGCGTGGACCGCGCCGTCGTCGGCTACCTCGAGACGTTCCCCGTCCGCGAGGAGTCCTTCGCGTTCGTCGGCACCGCCGCCTAAGACCCGGGAGCGTAGGCCATGCCCACCACTTGGTACGTCGCAAAAACGGACGACCCTGCCACCGTGCAGCGCGTCCGCGCGGCGTGGAAGGACGCGCCCATCGAGAACCTGGAACTTCTCGACATGATCCTCGACACCGCCAAGGCACAGGTCATCGCCTACGCTCCCGAGCTTCCCAACGACGATAACTACCCGTCCCGCTACGTTCTCGCCCAGCTCATGCAGGCCCGCACGCTCTACCAGGCGGGCCAGGTCGCCAGCGCCGGAACGATCGGTGAGGGCGAGTACGTGTTCACACCCCGTCCCATGGACAAGACCGTCCGTACGATCATCCGCCCCGAGGACGGCAAGCCCGATGTCGGCTAGACAGCGCGCAGCCGACCTCATCACTCCCATGCTCCCCGAGGGCTGGCGCGGTCGCGTGACCGCACAGACCGTCGAGAGCATCGGCACCCTGTCCGCGCCGTCCGTGTTCATCAGCTTCACCGCCATCGGTCACGACGGGATGCCCCCGGGAGCGATGCTCGACAGCTTCGACGTGGCTCTCCTCTCGGACCACACCGACTTCGCCAAGGCGGAGGACGCCCTGGACGAAGCCATCCGCCCATTCGTCCGTGCCCTCGATGCGTCCCCGCAGGTGGCGTGGAGCGGGGCCGACAAGAAGAAAATCGGCGACTACCTCGCGTGGGTCGTCTCCATTCAGATTCCCATCAACGCACACCAGGAGTAGACCCATGGTCGCCATCGCCAACGAATCGTTCTTCCCCGCGGGCTCGCTCGCCTTCGACAACGACGACTACACCGCCGCCGTGGACTCGTGCACCCTCACGCCCACCACGCCCGTCACCCCCGTCACCCTCATCAGCGGCGAGACCGTGCACATCGCCGGTGTGCCCGTCTGGGCGCTCGCGGTGAGCAACCTCCAGGACGTGTCCAGCGACAAGGCCCTGAGCCTGAAGCTCATCGAGTGGGTCGGCCAGGTCAAGACCGCCAAGTACGTTCCGAAGGTCGGGGGCAAGACGTTCACCGTCAAGGTGGTCATCATTCCCGGGATGATCGGCGGAGCCGGTGGCGCGCTCGCGAAGAGCACCACCACCCTGCCGTGCAACGGTCAGCCCGTCATCGCGCCCGCTGCCGCCTGACGTATGCGTATCTCGCTTCTCGTAGACGGGTCCCCGCTGGCCGTGCTTGCCACGGTCATGCGGGGGCTCCCGTCCGACGTGAAGCGCGAGATCGGCAAGCACACCAAAGCGCCGGCCGCTGGCATCTGGCGCGACGAGCTGAACCAGCACGTCGAGACCCGGCTCCAGGGTGCGGTGGCCAGCTCCGGCACGGTCAGTGTCACCGCCCGAAACATCACCCTGAAAGCCGGAGCGGCCGGAGCGCTATCAACGGGCACGCCCGTCTCCGACATCCTCACCGCTACCGAATTCGGTATGCGTCAGGACGCCCCCATCGACACCCGCAGTCGCAAGGGCACTCCCTACAAGCGCAAGGCCGGGTCCACCTTCGGCCCTCGCCGCCGCCAAGGCAACACCGTCTTCCCCGCCGCGCGCGCCGTCGTCGCCCGCGTCGCATCCCTCTGGGTGCAAACCGCCTGGCGCACCGTGGCTGAACGAATTGAAAGGCTCTGAGATGGCACGCAAGCCCATCGAGATTCCCATCGGGGTCGACGCTGGCGCCTTCGAGAAGGGCGTCAGCTCCGGAATCCTTGAGCCACTCGGAGACGCGAAAGACGCCCTGCGCGACCTTGCGGAAGGAAAGGGCCCCGAGCAGCTCGAAGACCAGATGCGTGCCGCGCAGAAGCAAACGGCCAATCTCAAAGACGAGACGCGCGAGGCGGCCGACGCCATCGAGCGCGGCTTCAAGTCGAGCTACCGGCAGATGAAAGAGAGCGCAAAGGACGCCTCGGACGAAGCATCTCGCAGCATGCGCGACGCGCAGAAGCAGACAGCCAAGCTCGAAGACGAGACGCGCGACACGGCTGACACCATCGAGCGCAGCTTCAAGGTCGCCTACCGCAAGGTCAAAGAGTCCAGCGAAGACGCCACGCACAAGATGAAAGACGGCTTCACCGAAGCCAAAGAGGAGGCCGGATCATCCGGCCGAGAAGCCGCAGCATCCTTCGGCGGTGGCTTCGATGACGTGGCCGACTTCGTGCAGGAGACCCTTGCCAACGCCCTCTCCGGCTTCGGGCCGGTAGGGGCCGCTGCCGGTATCGCCCTCGCCGCCGTGCTGGGTACGGCGCTGGCGCAGGCATCCGAGGCGCAGGAGAAGCTACAGGATGCCAGGGAGGCGGCCGCCGACCTCGCCTCGGAGATGTACGAGAACGGCGGCGAGCTGCCCCTTCAGTCTCACGTCGACAAGCTGTTCGAGACGCTGTCCCGGGAGACGAAAGCAAACGGCGGACTTCAGTCGATGATTGACCAGTGGGTCGACTTCGGGTCCGTGCTCGACGACATCGACGCCTCGGCCAAGATCATGGGGCGCACAACCGCCCGAGCCATTGACGCGCTCACCGGCCAGGACATCGACTCCACGAAGGAAATGCTCGCGTCAGTCAACGACGAGCTGGACCGCATGTCCGACTGGACGCCCGTCTGGGATGAGCAGTACCAGTCGCTCACCGGCTACCGCACCGAGCTTGAGCAGGTCATCAAGACGCACGAGGTAGCCGAGCGCGTGCAGGAGAACGTGGGGAGCACCGCGGCCGCAGCAGCCATTAAGCAGGAGGAGGCCGCGGAGCGCGCCGCGACCGCCGCTGAGAAGCAGCAGGAGCGTGTCACGGCAGCCGCCGAGGCCATGCGCGACTCGCAGGCCGGTGCGTACGATTCGATGCGCGACAAGGCCTACGAGAAGGCCACCGCCGACGATGCCGCGTTCGACACGGACAAGTGGCTGAGCTACGTCGAGGAGACGCGCGCGCAGGCCGACGCGTACCGCAACAACTTGCAGACGATGCAGCTCTCGCCCGACGAGTGGTCGAACCTCCTCGCCCTGCCCGAAGAGGCCCGCGCATCCATCGCCGCGTCCTACGCATCTACCGGCGAAGAGGGCAAGACCCGCATCCGCCAGGCGCTCGGGGACGGCGGCGGCGCAGAGGCGGGCGCGCAGGCAACCGTGTCCTTTTCGGACGCGTTCAAGCCGGAGGCCGATGTCGTCGTGAACACCGACACCAGCGAGAGCACCCGCAAGGTCGACGAGCTGACGAAGCTGCGCGAGATGACGGTGAAGGTCCGCCTCGACACGTCCGAGGTTGACAGCTGGACCCCGCCGCCGAAGTTCCTGACGACCGTCGTCAACGCCGACACCCGACAGCTCGAACGCTCCATCGACCGCTACGACGGCCGCACCATCACCGTCAACGTCGAGGGTCGCAACCGCACGGGGGTGCCGTTCCAGTGACCACCATCACCTACGACGGCGGGCCGATCATCACGCCCGACCTCGTCGACATCAGCAGCGTCACCGCCCGCAGCGCGTCGCGCGTCGTCTCCCACGACATCCTCGACGGCCCGCCCGTCCACACCCTCCGACCGGCGTCGCCCGCGCGCGGGACGCTCGCGCTCGTCTTCGTCACGGAGACCGCGGCGCGTGACTGCTTCGAGGCTCACCGCGTCGCCGCTGTCTTCACCATGACCAGCCCGGACCGGGCGCTACTGAACCTCCGCTACGTCGTAACCGACGACATCGACATCGCCCTCGACGAGGACACCGCCGCGCACTGGGTGGTCACCGTCCGCTACGAGGCGGTGATCTGACGTGGCCTTCCTCGGGGAACACCTCGGCACCGTCACCATCGAGCGGGACACCCGACCGATCGAGCTGGACGTGAAGAGCATCGACGTTCAGATGGACGAAGAGTGGATTCCGTACGTCCAGGCCAGCGTCGTCTGCGCCCTCGGCGACGGCGAGATCGAGCGCGTCGACCCGCAGGCCCGCGACGTGTGGGCCAAGGTCACCGCCGTTCGCACCTTCGGTCGCATCGACCGCATCAGCGACATCACCCGCCGATACCGCGGCCTCACGCTCGCGGCGATTACCACTCAGTTCCGCGGTGCCACGCTCAACGCGGTCAGCCGGTCGCTGTATCACGACTACTCCGGGAGCGACGCGAGCCGCGTCGTCGACGGCCGCAGTTGGCGTCTCATGCTCCGAGAGGTGACCATCGACCGGAAGGCCGCGACCGTCACCATGCAGCTCGCCAGCGGCGAAGCACGACTGACCGACTGGCAGCACATGTCAGCCACCCCGACGCGCGTCCCCGGCGCGGCCATGCTCGACAAGATCAACTGGGTGCTGAACCTCGCAGGCTTCGGCTCGGGCGTCACCTACTATCCCGAGACGACGCCGACTGACGCCGAGATCGGCGATGAGGCTGTGCGCGTACCCGGCTCGTCGGCGCTCGACTTCCTCACCGGTCTCACCCGTCAGCATGACCTCATGCTGTGGTGCGACGAGGCGGGCCTCTGGCACCTCGCGAAAGACCGCAGCCTGCCGAACGTCCGCAAGCTGGACTCCGCAGGTGAGGGCCGCACCGTCACCGAGGAGACGACGACCCGCTCGCGCGACGAGGGATGGGTGACGGCCGTCATGGTCGTCTACACGTGGGAAGGCGTCGAGCACTACGACCTCTACTACCCCGGAGCGCCCAACCCCGAGCGGGCGTTGATCCTCCGCTACGCGCGACCGTTCCCAGGGCCCGGCCTTGCCGAGAACATCTTCCGGATGATCCGCAGTCGAGGTCGCGCGCTCGACCTCATGGCCGTGTCCGCCTACGCGGGTATCTCGCCCGGCCAATTTGTCGAGTACGCAAGCCCGCGCGAGACCCTCCGGGGCCGTCTCGCCGCAATCCGATGGAAGTTCCCGGATGACGAAATGTCGATCCGGCTGAGAGAAGTGGGGGTCGCGTAATGGCGACAGGAAGATACGACGAGAACGGGTTCTACTCCTACGGGGAAGACGACCTGGCCGACCCCGGGCAGGGTTTCAGTGAGCTGCTGAACAAGAGCACCGAGGGCGTGAAGCAGGCGGTTCCGACGCTGGTCCACAACCGGGTCAAGGTCGAGCTGAACGACGACGCCACGATCCGCGACGCGAGCGCCGAACGCTTCGAGCAGCTTGTCGCTCAGAGTGGCGACCGCCTCCTCCGACGTGACGTGTCCGAGGCGTTCGGCATCCGGACCGAGAAGGGCGCTCCCGTCGCGCAGTTCACGGACTCCAGCGCCACCCTCGCCGGAGACGTGCGCCTGACTGGGGCGACCGTGCGCCCCGGTCTCGGGCTTGCCGTAGGAGTGGGTGAGCGCGCCCCTATCTGGGTCGATCCCACCAACGGCGACATTCACATGGCCGGAATGATCATCCGCGCCGGTTCCGGGTTCCGTATCGCAGATGCCGGGGAGCGTGAAATATTCAGCGCCGGTGGGTCGTCGGCTGGATCGCCGGTCCGTCGTGTCGTGCCCCTGTTCGTCGCTGGTCAGTCGAACGCTGACGGTCGTGGACAGCCCTACAGCGTCGAACTCGATCCAGCGGATGACCGCTGCTTCATGTGGGACTACACCTCTCAGGGGCTGAAGGTCGCGACGGTTCCCCTGCCCAGCCGTGCCAACAACTCCCGCGCCGGTCTCAGCCCCGCTCACGTCATGGCACGCGAGATTCTGACGAACGAGCCTGCTGGGACCGTCGTCGTCATCGTGAACACGGCTATCGGTGGATCGGGTCTCGTGGCCCTTCCGTCGAACAGCACCGCTGGCCGTTGGCTGTGGGGTGCATCCGGCTCGCGTGCGCCTGGGGCTATCACCATCATGAAGAGCGCCCTCGACGCGATCGCTCAGGCCTTCCCCGGCGTCAAGGTCGAGATGCCGCGTGGACTCTGGGCACAGGGTGAGGCCGACACGGACGGACCCGCCTACGCACCAGCCCTGAAGGAAGTGCTCACCCAGATGTCGAACGGGATCGGCTTCCCGTCGATGACGTGGGTCCTGACCGGCATCGTCCCCGAGTACATCAAGAACAATCCCTCGCGTGCAGCGATCCGTGAGGCGCACATGGACCTCCCGCGCACCATGCTTCGCACGGCGTACGCAGACGGCATCCCCGGCGGCGGCGGATCGTACGAGATTGACGACCTCGTGCACTACTCGCGTCAGGGTGTCATCGCCCTCGGGCGGGCCGCGTACGCCGCCTACAAGCGCGCAACAGTGAACACCGCGTCGAGTGTCCCCGTGCCGCCCATCGAAGTCACGGCGACCGCACAGGGCGTCTCCTGGACGCCTCCGCTGTGCCGCGTAACGGCCTACACGGTCGAGAAGAGCACCGACAACGGAGCCACCTGGACCGCCGTCCCACGACCGCTCCCCGCCGCCGATCAGTACCAGCCAGCAGGAAAGGTTCTCGAGCCGTACACAGCGATCACCGGCCCCGCGTTGGTCCGCATCGCCACCACGAACGACGTAGGCACCTCCGCCTACACGACCCCCATCCGAACCCCAGGAGCCTGAATCATGCCTCACATCATCCTCACCGGACACCGCGAAGTGAACCCGCTTCTCCCGTTCCTTCCCGGCTTCCGTGACGACTTCAACCGCCCGAACGGCGCACTGATCGCGACAGCGGACGGGCGCGCCTGGAAGACCTACACCACCGACAGCGCCGTCCGCGCGGACGTCGTCGTGCAGGATAACGCCGCCGTCGTGACCGTCCCGGCTGACGCCACGGGAAACGTCGCCAAGCTCGTGGACTCCCGCGCCACAAACATGGTGATCGAGACCGTCGTGAAGGTGGTCGGAAGCCGTGCCGGCTCGATCTACTTCCGCGCAACCGACATGCTCGAAGGTGTCGAGTTCTGCCTGCGCACCTCCTCGGGCAGCACCCGCCCCGCCTTCTTCACGCGCATCAACGGTGCCCGCGCGATGCCCGAGAACGGTCAGGCCCCGGTAGGAACCGTCATCAACGACGGCGACCGCATCCGGCTCGTGGCCGACGGCACGAGCCTGATCGCCTACCTCAACGACGTGCCCATCATCGCGTGCGAGAGCAGCGTGGGCCTGAGCCGTACCGGCGTCGGCTTCTACGCCTTCGCCGGTGGCCCGGGAATCGCCTTCGACTCCCTGCGCGTCTACGCCTGAAAGAGCGGAGCCATGAGCCTCGAAACCATCCGCGAGGGCGTCACCTTCCGAGACGACGCCGCCCGATCCTTCCGCCGCCTGGAGGCCGAGGTCGGCACCATCCGGTGCAACTCGACCTTCCGCGACCCGGAACTCCAGCAGCGAATGCACGACGCATCCGTCGCCTACGAGAACGGCACCGGGCCATACCCCGGCCACTCGTGGGCAGCCGACCCGGACGACTCCGAGCACTGCAAGGGTCTCGCGTTCGACGCGAACCGTGCGTACTCGATCCGCCCGGCCGCGTGGCGGCACGGGTGGCGCTGGGTCACTCGCGCGAACGAAGAACACCACCTCGAATACAAGCCCTGGCTTGACGAGTACCGATATGACCCGGCGCCCGCCGCGGTCACCGAACCCCCGAAACCCAAGGAGTGGGAAGACATGGCCACCAAGCAGGAAATGCAGGAAGCGTTCATCGAGGCCCTGCGCCAGAGCAACCGCGAGAACGTCGACAAGTCCGTCACCGTCAGCATCAACCCGCCCGACGACGGGTCGGATGATCAGGTCTGGTACGCCGTCGACTTCGATGCGGGCACCATGTACCGCCTCTGGAACGGCGTGCAGCTCGACGTTCGTCGAGACCTGGGGCTCCGCGAACTGGTCAACCAGCCGCCGCAGCTTCTCGACGGCATCCGCGACACCTCCATCATCCCGTGAACACCCGACGCGCCCTCCGCGCAGAACAGGACGCCATGAGCGACCAGCAGCACCCCTCCGACCGCCCCGCCGTCTCCAGCACCGTCGTTATCATCGTCGTCGCCGTGCTGCTCGTCGTCGGGCTCGGTGGGGCCATCCTCATCCACATCATCCGGCCCGACGCTTCGGCCACCTACACAGCTCAGGCGCTCCAGTTCCTCGGCTTCATGGTGACCGTGCTGACGCTGATCTACAGCGTGAACAAGGTGTCGGCCCAGGTCGGCCAGGTGCAGAAGCAGACCAACGGCACCAACACTCAGCTCCTGGAGGACAACAAGCGTCTCCACGAGGAGAAGGCGGAGCTGGCGCGCCAGCTCCCACCGAAAGACTGAACGGCGCGGAGGGTGTCAGGGTCTACCTGACACCCTCGTGCTCAGTCCGCTTCGATGCAGGCGAAGTAGTCGGCCGAGGTCAGGCAGCGCTCCTCGCGCTCTCTGATCTCGGCCGTCGCGTTCGCTCCAATAGCGAGTTGCACCACGATCCAGAGCACGATGGCGAAGAGGATCGCGACAAGCGCCGTTCGCATGATGGTGAGCTTGCGGGCGTGATCCATGGCCATGCCCGCGAGCCTATACGCGGGCCAGGGGCGCGCCGACGCGGCTCGCGCCCTCGACGATGGCGCGCTTCCGATCGTTCGGGAGGTAGACGTAGACCTTGACCATGTTGATGTTCGCCCACCCCATGAGGTCCGCGACCACGTAGGCGTCACCCTCGGCGGCGGCGTAGAACCGCGTGGCCGCTCGGTGCCTGAGCTTGTGCATCGTCCACGGGGGCGAGAGCAGCCGCGCCACGCGCTTGCCGACCCACCACGGAGACACGTGGCCCTCGTCGTCGCCCCGGAACAGGTAGCCGCGTCCGTCGCGCTCGACGCGAGCGAGCAGCGCCTCGGACATGGCCCGCGTCAACGGCACCTCGCGCACCTTCGCGCCCTTGCCATGGACGATGAGGTCATACCCGAGCATCGTCGGCACGATGTCATCCGAGTGCATCACGGCCACCTCGGCGCGACGTAGACCGTGCTCGGCCGCCAGGTCGATCCATAGCCGCTCGTCGTCGTCCGCGCGGGCAAGCGCCGCGAGATAGATCGAGTCGGGCACCGGCCGCGGTCGCGGATCGGTCGGGCGCACCTTCGCGATGTCCGATGCCGGATTGACTGTCGTGCGACCCGTCTTGACTGCCCAGGCGTAGAACGCCTCGAACGTGTTCCGACGCCCGCGGCGCGTCTCCTGCGCCCAGTTCATCGACGCCATGTACCCGGCGATGTCATCCGTCGTGACCGCCCACGGCCCCTCGAACACGTTGCGCGCCAGGTGCCCCAGGTGCTGACGCCTCGACTTCCTCGATGTCGCCGCGATCCCCGCGGCCGCTTGCCCCAATAGGAACGCCTCAATGGCGTCCTCCCACTCACTGCCCAGCAATAACTGACCTTTCGTTCTGACTGACCTTGGCGAGTCAGGCAAGAATAGAACGCATGTTCGATTGACCGCGGTCAAACATCTACCGTCGAGAGGTTGAGTAGCTGGCGGCCCAGGAACTCCGTGTATGCCGGAGGTATGGCCTGGGCGAGCTCGTCAAGGGTCATCCAATCGATGCCCATCAATTCCGCCGCGGTCGCCTTGTGAGGTGTGTAACCCACGCGCCGGCCGGTGGTGGTCGAGCGGCGCTCCTTCGACGTTGCGCCGCCTCCGTAGACGCCGGCCACGCGGGTGCCGTCGTGGACGCATGCGCCAGGCATCATCAAGTAGACGTTGGACTCGAAGAGTCGGTGGCGGCGCAGGGCCAGTAACTCGCCGTCTTCGTCGAATGCCGACAGGTTGAACATCGACCCGCACAGCGTCACGAACTCGCGGAGGGGCGCGCCAGGCACGTTCTCCATGATCCACGGCAGCCCCGTAGCCTCCAGCAGCTCGCGGGTCGGGTCCACCAACTCGGGATGCTCGTTCGTGTGCATGTGCCGGGTGATGCTGTACGCCTGGCATGGCGGGCTTGCCGCCACCGCGGCGAAGTCGTCCAGGGTCAGCCATTCCACCAGGCCGTCAGGGTGAGTGAACGGCACGGCCTCGCCCGCGATGAGCCGCGCAAGCACGTCGAGAGCGTCGCCCTGGTGAAACGGGAACGGGTAGTTCGGGCGCGGCACGATGTCCACGCCGTACACGCGGTATCCGGCGCGGGCATATCCGGTGCTTGCACCGCCCGCGCAGCAGAACAGGTCGAGGAGCCTGGGTGCGCTCATGCGCTGGCCTTCTCCCGCACGGCGTACCGCTCTTGGGCCGTCTGCCGCTTGATCCCGAGGGCCATGCCGATGTACGCCCACGACTGGCGACGGGCGTGCTGGCCTCGCACGGCGTGCGTGATCGCCGCTTCGAGCGTGTCGCGCATGGCCACGAGTTGCCGTAGCTCGATCTCGTCGGCGTCGGCCGTGCGGACGCCAGCACGGCGGATGAGCCGGTCAACGGCTTTCAGATAGTCCGTCGTCTCGCGCTCGATGCGCCTCCGACGAGTCAC